GCCACATATTTTTTATTGATCTTTATAACTGTTTAGTGTATAATATAAGTAAGGAAAGAATATAGGCAAAGATAGTATGTATGATATAATTTTGGCTCATGAGAAAGATTTAGGATGTAATAGCTGTAATTGTGAATATAGGAAGACATACATATTCAAGCGTTATTTAGATTTAGCATTTATTCCTGGTAGTTTTTATAGCACTAATATAACCCAGATATTTGATCCATACAGTCTTAAGGTAAATGTGAATGTAAATATGGATTGGATTCCTTTTTGTAGATCTTGTTATTTGAAAGAGTCTGAAGATTTATATAATAAGTATTTGAGGGCACGAGATAATGGACGAAGACTCATTAAGTTTGTTAATTAAGAAGTGGTTAGAAATTGCAAGATATAATCCTGACTTAAAATTTGAGAGTGAAGTAAAAGAAGATTTAGTTTCTTTTAAGCAGCAAATAGAATCTTTAGTTGAAAATGTATCTGACACTAAGAAGAAGTTTATTAGAAAAGATGATTTAAAGTTTCAGGATATGCGTATTGACAGCTATATGAATTTAATGCAGAGTAAAGCGAAGAGTAAAGATAATATAGAAGATGAATAGTAATGGATCATTAAGATATATCTTTAAATGACTAATGTTTTTAATTATTGATAATATATCGTAAAATAATTTTATAATCTATATTTTTTAGTTATCCAGGAATAATAAGATGATTAGTACTAAAGCAATGCCAGAAGATTTAAAAATGGGAAGTTTCGTTGAGTGGAGAGCCAGTGGTGGCAAAGCTCAAGGGAAAATTGTTGATATTAAAAAAGATGGTCCTGCAAGTAGTAGCATTTCTGATTACACTTTAACAGGAACAGAGGACGATCCTGTTTATGTTATTAAGCTTGTTCAGAGGGATCAGAATGGCGAAGACATTCTTACAGAGCAGACAGTTGTTCATAGAGCAGATGCATTAAGTGTAATTCCAGATCCTATTAAAAGTGTTAAAGTATTTCAAGGTTCTAATATTAAAGCTACAGGTCGTGGAATGGTTGAAGGCTACCTTGTTCGCTTTGGCAATCCTTCAGACACTGATCTTGAGCGTGATTATTTTACAAAATCTACTGACTTTGGTTTTGAGTTTGGTGATGGATCTATTCACAAGTTAGGTCTTTATTACAATCACGGCATGGATAAAACTCTTGGTACTAAGAAGATTGGTTATGGTTCTATCAAACTCACTGATAAAGGTCTTTGGTATGAGGCTCAATTAGATATGGCTGATGAATATTCTAAGATGATTTATGAGTTAGCTCAAAAAGGTAAATTAGGTTTTTCTTCAGGTGCTGCAAGTCATATGGTTGAAAGAGAAAAAATTGGTAAGAGTTATGAGATAAAGAGATGGAATCTTGCAGAAGCATCTCTCACTCCTCAACCAGCGGAGAGTAGAAATATGGCATCAGTAAAAAGATATTTTGATGATCGTGGAAGATTTATTCCATATACAAGAGAAGAATTAGCTCGTATGGAAGATAAGCAATACAACGAGTATATGAGCATGATGTTCGACAAAATGAACACTATGAGGATGGATCCTATGAAGATAGATCCTATGAAGAACGAAGGCTATGACGATGAGTATGATGATATTGATGATATGGTCGAAGGTGTTATAGCTGTAGGTTCTGATCCTCGTATGATTGCTGAAACAGTATTTGAGGATGCTAATCTTGATGTATTTAAGCATGGTCTCAAGTGTTTATTGATGAAACTTAAATATGCTATGGTATCAGTTTTAGAATATGGTACTGCAGAAGATGCAGATGCAATCTTAATGAAGTTCCATAGTTTAGCATTAGATTTATTTAGAAAAATGAAAGAAGATGACATGTCTTCTATGATGGTAGATGAGTCTATGATGATGATGGATGAAGCTATGAAGAATGTAAAGCTTTCATCTGTTAAAGAAGTGGAGAAGATCTTGCGTGAGGTAGGATCAATATCCCGAAGTCAATCTAAACAATTGGCTAATCTGGTTTGGAATGTTCAGCGTGATGTTGAACCATCTCAAGAACCACAAACAAAAACAAAAAGTGATGATGCTGATTTAAGATATGCATTACTTGAAAAAGCAAAATCATACAAGAATATCTAAAGTACACGGATATAAGGTGAAAAAAAATGACTCTTGAAGAAATCCAAGCCAAGATTAGCGACAATGCTATCAAGGCTACTGCAATCTTAGAGCAAGAGGATGGCGACATTCTTGAAGCTCAAAAAATGATAACTGAAAATGAGGAATTGTCAAAGAAAGCTGAAATGATTAAAGCTCTTTCTGAGATTCCTACTAAAAATACTGAGGTAAAAAAAGTGTCTGATATTTATATTCCAGGATCTTCATCCTACGAAAACATTAAGTCTTTCTCTCCTGATTCAAGAGCTGAGAAAGAAAAAATGGGTTATGCTTTTGGTCAGATGGCTAAAATGATTGGTCGCAATGACAAAAAAGCTCATCAATGGTTAGTTGAAAATGGCTTTTATACTAAAGGTCAGAATGAAACTACCGATGCAGACGGTGGATATTTAGTTCCACAAATTCTTGCTCGTGAAGTTATCTTCCTTCGTGACAAGTTTGGTATTATGAGACAAAATGCTCGTGTTATGGGAATGAGTTCTGACAACTTAAATGTTCCTAAGAACAGTGCATCTACCACTGCATACTGGACAGCTGAAAACACCAACATTACTCCAAGCCAAATTACATTCTCAAATGTACAGGTTCTTGCTAAAAAGCTTGCAATTATCACACAGGTATCTTCAGAACTTAATGAAGATAGCATTGTTGATGTTGGATCTGCATTAGCAGAAGACATGGCTTATGTCATGGCATACAACGAAGACCTTGCTACCTTCCTTGGTGATGGTACTGCTACTTATGGTGGTATTACTGGTGTTGTAAATGCTATTGTTCAAGTTGCTGGAGCAGGTAAGATTTACACTGCTGCTAACGTAACTGGTGACTGGAATGCAACTACTCTTGCTGACCTTCGTAAACTTACTGCTGCTATTCCTGAGTATGCTGACACTGCAGATGCTAAATTCTATATGAACCGTGCATTCTTCCAACAGGTTGTTTGTAATGACTTGGATGCATTGTCTGGTAACGGATTCTTTGATCTTACTGCAGCTCCAGGACCAAACCCAACCTTGTTCGGTTATCCTGTTGTCTACACTCAGGTAATGCCAAAAGATACAACACCTGCAGTGGGTAGTCCACTTGTAGTCTTTGGTAACCTCAAAACTGGTTCCATCATGGGATCAAGACGTGACCTTAGAATCCAAGTATCAGATCAGGTTGGATTTATTTCCGATTCCCTCTACTTCAGAGCTACAGAGAGATTTGGATTTAATTTCCACGATCCAGGCGATGCTACAAATGCTGGATCTGCTGTAGTACTTGTTGCTAACAACTAATCCTGGGGAGGATAAGAAAAGAAGGGAGGAGAAATCCTCTCTTTTTTTTATTAATTATTTAGAATGAAATTATATCGTAAAATAATATTAGACCATTAGAGGATATCGAGAATGCCATTATCAAGATTACAAGCAATAAAAGAATTATCAGATTTATGTCAATCAACATTATTCCCAGAACTTGATAACAATCAATTAGGCAGGATAATTGATTCTCATGTAAGGTTTTCAACATGGACAGCAAGTACATATTATAATGTTGCAGATATAGTTGTTCCTACAGTTCCTAATGGAAGAATGTATTTTTGTACTATTGCTGGAACAAGTAATACTACACAACCTGATTTTCCTCAGATATCTTATGCAGTAGGTCAAGCATTTTCTGAAAATCCACAAAACGTATATGGTCAAGGTTTTGGTTTAACTTGGCAAGATGCAGGTTTTGTAGCAGTTGAGAAATATGATGTTAGAGCAGCAGCAAAAGAAGCTTGGATGATTAAAGCAAGTATAGCTGCTAACCTTGCAAACACTGACGATGGAAAAATGAAAATTGAGTTGCATACAATTCAAGAAAACTGTATTCAAATGGCAGGTAAATTTAGGAGCTTTGCAATACTATAATGGGCGTACCAATAAGTTTACTAAATAGACTGAGAACAGTT